CATTGGCCTGCGCCTGTGAGTAGCCCTGAGAGAGGAGGTTGGCAATCGAGCCCGCCTTCTGCTCCATAAGCCCGCGCTCGAGTTCGGCACGCTGCACGCCTTCGCGCTCGCCGCCAAAGGCCCCCGCACGCACCGCCTGAGAGGAAAGCCCCTGCTGGGCGATCGCACCCTGACGGCTGATCTGCCGCATCGTCTCGTCGATGACCTGCTGACGATACGGGTCCATGAAGGCCTGCGCGCGCGAGGGGTCATAGCCCCCCATGCCGCCGCTGATGCCACCAAGGCCCCCCGCCAGCCCAAGCTGGACAGCGCCCTGCGCACCCCCCATCTGCGGCACGCCACCGGCTCCCGCGGCGCGCTGGGCGGCGTTTTGCAGAAGCTGCTGCGAGCCAGAGAAGTCCGCGCCCATGGCCCCGGCGGCCATGCGCTGCGCATCCGAGATGCCGCGCATGCCCTGCCCGATCGCCGCCGTCGCCGGCGTAAGGTCCGCCTGCGAAGCGCGGGCGGCCATGTTCTGCGAAGTGGCGAGCGCATTGACGCCAGTGCCGATGTCCTGGTAGGCCGCGCCAAAGCGCCCCGTCGTATCCGACTGAAGCGCACGCTGGCCGGCAAGATCCATGTAGCCAAGGCCGGTATTGATCTGGCCAATACCGCCGCCCATGCCCGCCGCAGCGGCTCCAGCCTGCCGCATCGCGGCCGCGGCGTCCCCAAACTGTGCCCGGGTGTCGGCGCCACGGAGAACGTCCGCCGCCTCACGGGTCATGCCCATGCCACCGGCAATTCCTTGGTTTGCAGCGGTCACATAGGGGCTAAACGCCCCCACCCCCTGCTGTTCGGCAGCGCGCATCGCGGCGATCTGCGCGGGGGAGAAGCCCGCAACCTGATATCCCGGAATCTGCTCGGCAAATCCGGGCTGGAAGGCCAACTTTTGCGCTTCCTCAAGCAGCCGAAGCTTGTATGCCTCGATTTCCGGGGCTTCTCGGACAATCTGCTGCGTGACTGAAGTATCTGTTGCCATTTATTTGCCCTCGACCTTGCCGCCTTCCAGCATTTTCATCAGTTTGTACATCCGCCGCGCGCCTTTGCGGCGACTTCCGCCGCCGGCGTTGCGAACAGCACGTGCCGTGAACACGAATTCCCCGTCCGAAAGCATCGCCGGGATCGAATCCGAGGTTCCCGTGCCGGGGCCGTCGATCGGGCCCGTTTTACGCGGGAAATGGGTCGGTTGACCACCGTCACGCAGCCCCTGGGCGGCCATGATCCCCTGGTTATTTTGCTTGTTTAGCGTTTGAACGGCCTGTCCCGCGGCCATTGCCGCCTCCGGGCCGCCGTACAACAGCCCTTCGGTCTGCGCCACCTGGAAAGGATCCTTCGCCGCCTGCTTGACCGCATTCGTCACGGCACCGCCCTGCCGATACCCAGTGGGGCGCGCCGGCTGAACCGGGTTCCCGTACAGCAACGGCACGCCGTACGTCCCGGAGACGTTATACGGCTGCGGGATGCCTTCCGGCATGTTCGTCGGGGAGCCACTCGGGGTGAAGTACCTCGGAACAGGGCTCACGGGCATCGTCGGGTAAGGCCCGGGGGCCGTGAGGCTTGGGCCGCGGTTCGTGTTCAGTGCGTCAAGCCCATACGACGGGGTTTCCACCACCGGGTTGTAGGGCTTCAGCACCGTGGGCGTGAGGCCGCCGGCGAACTTTTCCGGGTTGTCGCGGATGTAGTCTTCGCCCGTGTAGTTACGATCGAAGAGCGGGTTCTCCTCCGACTTCCCTGCTTTAAATCCGCCGGCGAGGCCGGAGACGGTAAGCGCCGTTGCGACACCCGGCACGTATCGACCAAGCTTTGAGGTCGCCTCGGGGTTGACAAGAAACGCGTTCTTGAAGCCCTCGAACGTCGGCTTCTCGCCACCCGGGGCGAGGGTTCTGAGGTAACTCCCCATGCGCCCAAACATGCCCGAGCCCGGCGTGGTGGCGGGGGTTGCGGAGACGTCGGTGGCCCGGGCCAGCGCCTGCTCAAACCTAGCGCCCGAGACGCCGGAGGGCGTCACGTAGGGCACCGAAGAGCCAACGGGCTGTGTCTGCGGAGCGCCAGCGCCTGTCGTTTCATATGGTCCGCTAACGACACCTCGCATCGCATCTGGATTAGGCGTATCAGGGCCGCCTGCAACCATGTCGTAGGCTTGCCCAGCTTGCGTCCGCATGGGAACTCTTTTCCCGGTGACACTGACCTCTTGAAGCTGGTCAGCTCCCGGGGGCTTGTAGGACAGGCCCGCCATGACGCCTGACTGAAGGCCCATGCCAAGGGCTTCCTGCGTGCCCATGCCCGCGAGTTTGCCGACCGTCGCGCTTGTGAGGCCCGCGCCAATGCCCTGCGCAAGCTTACCCCCCTCGGTAACCCCAGGGATCTTGCCCGCATACTTTGCGATGCTCGAAACCGGGTTGACGCCGAACGCCGTGCCGCCCGCGCCGAAATAGCTCGTCGCGGCATTGATCAACAGGCTCTTAGCGTTGATCTTCTCACCGGCCATGGCAGAAACGCCCGCAGCCGCCGCGGTGGAGGCCAGGGCGGTAGAGGCCGCCGCAGCGGTCGTGGACAAGGCCACGCCTGCGGCAGTGCCCGTGGCAGCGCCTACGACGCTCGCCGCGGCCGGTCCGAGGACCGTGGCAAGTGCGACCGTGGCGATTACGCGAAAGATCGGGTTTTTAAGGACTTTCTTGACCGCCTTCTTGACGCCCTTAAAGAGCTTCTTCAGGAAGAACTCAGGCAGGCCGGTCTTGGGGTTGATCGTCCCGGAACCGCCCATGGCCTTGAGAAGCCGCGCTTCCCCCGGGGTGATATGGGCAAGGATCGAGTCGCCATTGCGACCCTGAGAGGCCAGATACTTAGCTACATCGGCCAGGCCACCCTGGGCCATGGCCATCGGCTCAAGGCCTTCGACGGCCGGCGACATCTCCATCGGGGCCTGCGCGCCCTGAGCGCCGGAGGCCTGATACTCGTTGAGAGCCATGATGGCAACGCCGAGGAAGGCCGGGTCGTACTCTTCCGGCAGGTCATCGGCGTCCATCATCCCGGTGTCGATCAGGCGCTGGCGAAGCTGCGGATACTCGTCCGGCTTCTGCGACATGTACTCGAGGACCTCGAGTAGCGCCGAAACCTCAGCCGGGCTGAGGTCCAGTTCGTCAATGCTTTCCCTGACCGCCTGGCGGACAGCCTCTGCTTGCGCAGGGTCGCCCGAAGACATGCCCAATGCCGTCAGAGCGGCGTCGTAACTGTCCGCGCTCGAGACGTAAAGCGGCTGGTCCGTGGGCCTTGGATCTTGCATGGCTTGCCCTGCGGGCAGGCCCATGATGCCTTCATTTTCCATAGGTGTCCTTTCCAGTTTGTGCCAATGACCCTACAGGGGGTCGCGCGCCGGGAAAGGACGCGAACATGGCTCTGATTATGGGGCAAGTTGTCAAGGGTTGTCCACTTGTCACGAGCGGTCGATTTCCAGGTAGGAAAGGTAAAAATCGACATCCGCTACGCTTGCGGTCACTTTCAGCACGTCCCCCGCGACTAGCACACAAGGCACCCCCGAAAAGATGTCCATCGTCTGGCTCGTTGGCAGGGCATAGGTCTTTAGAAGCTTGTACGGCGTTCCGCCCCCGCCTGGGTAGATGGCGGCACTGATGTTGGCGACACTGGCGTTGTCGTTCGTGACCCGAAGCGACGAAAGAACGGCATTGTTGGCCGCAGGAGCCGTGTAGATAGTCGTCTCCGTAGCGGCGCTCGGGGTTAGATACAGGCGTAGGTATTTGTTTGCCATGTCACATCGCCGAGATGAAGTTAATGGTCAGGATGACCGACGAGATAACGGGGCGCGTTGGACTAGTATCTACCGGATACTGCTCAAGAAAAACATCCGTACTGCTCGCCCACCAAGCAAGTTGAAGGTAGTTAACCGAAGGATCGTTGACTGTGAATATGCCCGTGATTGTGGGCACTATATGCGACCACGTCGTGGCATCTTTGCGTGCTGCGATGTCAAAACGGCTCCGACTGGCCGGGTAGTTAACACCCGTGTCCTTGGCCCAGATCTCAAACTCTTGTGCCGCATTGCTGCGGTTAGAAACCTGAATCCGGATTGTAACGAGGTAGTTCCCCGCACAAGGGACATAGATCTTGGTGTTGTCAACAACGCGAATCCCGTTAGCAACTGGGGTTGAGTTGTAGGTAATAAGTTCTTCGGTGGTGATGCTGGTTAAGTCTTGATCCTCGTCTGACATCAACATCGCATGCGGCAGGATGATGCCGTTGCTGAGTTGAAAGCCCCGGACACCGCCCGCAAAACCACCGCCCGCACCGGAACCTGCCGCGAACCACGAGCCCGCACCAGCCTTGTCGTCACTGACGGTCGGCGTGTAAGTGTTGTTAAGCTGGAAAACGACCTGCTCAAGCGAGCGCACGAGCTGGTCAAACTGCTCCTGACTGTAGCCCGCAGCCGCTGCGTTAGGCAGACGGACGTTGAAGATCTTACTCATCTCAATCCATCAGGTTGGATGTCGACACGCATCGTGCCGAAGCGCCAGTTGGTGTTGAGCTCAGAACTTTCGATCTGCAACGAAATCTGCCGCCCACGCGCGCGCGTGTCCACCTTGTCTGTGCCCGGAGAAATGACGTACGGATCAAGCGAGCTTGGCGTCGCGGAGACCTGCGGATACAAGCGCAACAGCAACCTCACCGTGAGATCGCCCTCTTGGTTCTTGAAGTCCGGGATGAACCGCTTCATGAACAACACCTGATCGCCATCGCCGATATCGAAGTACCCCGACTTCACATACGCAAGGATCGGATCCCCGTTGCCGTTCTTGCCAAACTCTTGGTTATAGACCACGGACCGCCCAGGGGTGAGTCCATAAATCGTGCTGATCGTAGCCTCGGTACCGTCGATATCGTACTGTGTCGCCATCGGGAAGGAATAAGTGCCAAGGTCCACCCAAGCGGAACGCGCCATAGTGCCCACGGACCATACCTGCTCGAGGTAGTTGAAGGTCACAAAGCGATCAATGTAGTCGGTGTCCGCCGTGCAGTACCACCAGGTCACTTCGTTGAACTGCGTGTTGATCCCCACATGCACTTTCTGTGCTTGCGTGAAGTTCAGGTCCTTGAATACATAGTCCTGGACCGTGCAGGGGAGCTTCTTGACGACACCGTCGAACACGAAGAAGGCGTCCTTGCTCATCCAGTACGCCACGCCGTTCACATCCGCCGACGCATGCGGCCCGATAAGGCCACAGTTGGCCCCGAGCTGCTGGAAGCCAAAGGTATACGGCGGTCCAAGGTACTGCATGCCATGCAGTGCCGTGTCCGTCCAGATCAAGATCTGTCCGCGCGAGCGAAGCGCCGAGACGATGTAGTTTCCGTCCGTCAGGCGCTGGCCGCCAGCCGTATTGGTCGCCGTGGCGACGAATGTGTTGATGTCTTCTTGGTTTGAGAAGCGCACAAACATCGGATCCTGCGACGAAGGCGTCCCGATGGTCGATTCCGTACCAAAGCAGACCAGATGCCGGTCAGGCGTCGACACCAACGCGTATTTGCTCTTGGTCGGCGCGCCAGAAATGGCCGTTGCCCGCACGCCAATGCCCGTGCTCGGCAGCCACTCGTAGATGCCGCCGTCTACAACCTGCATGATGAGGTTTTCGCCGTAACTATCAAACTGCCAAACACGGGAAAAGAGCGCAACCGAGGCAGACGGCGGGCGCGGGGTGCCCCACGTGCTCAAGCCCCACGTGCCAGTGCCCCAGCCGAAGTCCGAGTAGCTTACCGCTGCCCCCGTGTTGATCTGGTAGGCCGCCGTGGCCGTGCCTGCCGCCGTGGCGGTCGAGGTCGCGTTGGTCGGCGCCTCGATGGCGTACTCATTGGCGTTCAGAACCTCGATGATTTCAAACTCGTTGTTCAAACTCGCGTTCGGAATGCCACCAGGGTCGCCCGTTGTCGCAGAAAGCGTGACAAAATCCCCCGTAATGGCCCCGTGGCCGCTGTCATTGACCACTACGCGGTTGGAACCGTTCGTCGTATCAAAGGTAACGCCCGTGTTCGTGTCACGGATGGGCGTAATGTCCGCCCAGGTGCCGCCGTAGTAGACGTAAACCTTCTTGTTGGTGCCGACGGCAACGTAGGGGGAGCCGTCAAGGTCCGTCCAAGTGAAGACTTCGCTCGGCATACCCACCAAATAGGCGATGGTTTCGCCAAACGGGGCCCATCCGCCGACCTTTTCAGGCAGTCCATAGCGAAAACGGACGTAATCGGAGTCGATCCATCCGCCTTCTGCGCCATATTCGGTGTTTTGCTTGTCTACACCCGGCTTTAAGAACAGTCTGAGTAGTGCCATGGGCGCATCCTACTTGATTGGACCGCCGACGAGCCACGCATCGCAAGTACGATCGCCGGCACACTTGAAGTGGAACAGCTCACAGTACCCGAGATTGGCCGCCGCGACCACATCCGGGGCGTAATTCTCGTGTTCCATCTCCTCGTCGTAGTCATGGATGCCCTTCTCGATACAGGCAATCATCTCCGGGGTCTGGATGAACGCCGCGCAGTTGCCACAGCGGGCCTTCTTGGCCTCGCGCACCGTGGTCTGCCAAAGCTCGGCCTTCTTGTCCCAGAAAGCACGCGACTCGGACTCCGGGTTCAACGGCCCGTAGCCATACTCCTCAATCGCATTGTTGCGATTCTTGAGGTTGACATGGATATCCATCGTCGCTTCCGGGCAGCCCTTCTGGCCGCGCTCGTACGACTTACGAATCTCCTGCCCGATCGCGTCCTTCTTGACACTCGCCATGCTTCACCCGTACGGTTACTTCTTTCCCTTACTTGCCTTTTTGGCGGAAGCTGCGCGTTTTAGCAGCAATGCCTTTGGGCTGCGCGACGAACTGCTTGCCTTGCGCTTTACCTTTTCGCTTGGCGGCAGAAGTTCGGGCGTACTCAGCAGGGCTGAGAGCCTTGATCGCAGCTTCTGGTAGATATCTCTCACCCGTGTCAGAAGATCGTTTACCAGACCTTGTACGCCAACGCTGATCCCCCCAAGCCTTGAGCGATTGTTGACTTTTTCGTAGCGCCATGACATAGTCCACCTATGGAGCACAAAACACAGGAAATTTGGAAACTGATACCTGACACGAATGAACGGTATTCGATAAGTGATTATGGCGTAGTCCGCTCAAACTGGGCAGATATTCCGCAACGAAATTTAACGCACCGTAAGCGTATTGAAAAAACTTCGTTACTAAAGGCTTGGCTGCACACAACTGGGTACATGCGAGTCGCTTTAGGTCGTGGAAAACAAAAATATATTCACCGGCTAGTAGCCCAAGCTTTCCTACCAAATCCCGACAATTTGCCTCAAGTTGACCATATGGACGGGAACCGTACGAATAACCATGTTTCAAACTTGCGTTGGGTAACGGTGCAGCAAAACGCAATAATGGGCGGAGATCGTCACAACTGGGATGCCCAGCGAATTGCAAGTGCAAAGCGTCGTATTTACGACGTAAAGAAAAAAGAGTTCCAAGCCTTGCTAGATCAAGGTTGTAGTTTGAGATACGTTGCAAAACTATTTGGTACATCACATTCCGTAATTAGCCGTATCGTCAAAGGCTAGTCTCTGTATCTCCCGCCTTTGGCTTTGTACTGCTTAGCCAATAGCTGACTTTTTCTCGCGCTCCACTGCCCCGCGGCAGTACCCTGCACCGCACGGGACTTGATTGACTTGAACAGGCTCTCACGCATGGCAGGCTTCGTGTAGTTACCCGCTGCGTTGACCTTACTCTTGGCTTTCTTCCTCACGGCAAAGTTCCTCCGCTTGCGGCCGGCATGGTCGTCACCTGGATCGCAATGTGCTGCTTCAGGTTCAACAACTGCCCGCAGTCCGAACAAGTGTCCGCATTCAACTCCGCCTCGTCCAGATCGTAACCACAGGCGTCGCAATAGACTTCGATCACATGCGCAGGCTCGACCAGACCCTGGTCCGTGGTCCGCGGTTCAAGCGCAAGCTTCATGTGACCCCCGCCCGAAGTTCCAGTTTTTGCAAAGGCATCGTTATACCTTGCGCTCGAAGTGCGGAACATCCTTGAACGATTTCCAGAACCCGCCCCATTGATTCTTCTCGTTGAGGCTCTGCCAGTATTCGCCAACCGGCGTTAGAGCCGGGATGTCGTAGGTCAGTTTGCCGTCCTTGAAGAAATTAAGGTCGATGGCGCACCGCTTGAGGTGGATGCTGTTCATCGTCTTGGAGCGACCCGTCTTGACATAGATGGCTTGCTGTTCCGGGGTACGGGCAAGTTCACCGCCCGTCACCACAAAGCCCAACTCCGTCGCCTTGTTGATGAGTTTGGCGACATCCAGCAGGAACGCCGCCTGTTCTGCTACGAGACTCACTTGATAGCCTCCTTGAGTGCGTCGGTCTTGTCCTTGCTGCTCTGGCTGGAACCAAAGTAGTAACTAACGATTTGGCTGGCGATGGCAGACAGCACACCCAAGATGTAGATGAGGATGTCCTTGCGGCTTGCCTCGACCGGGGTATCGTCGAACATGACCACACCAAACAGCACGAAGGTCAGCAGCAGAATAGACAGCGCGAGAACGGGGGTCACGATCTTGTTAAGCAAGGGGGCTTTGTCAGATGTGGAGATCTGTACCTCCCGCTCCCGCGCTGAATCTGTGTCCTTTAAACGGAGTTCCAACTCCGCAAGGTCAAGTTTGTCCTCTTCGATACGGAGCCGCAGCAGTTCTTCCTCATGCTCCATCTGTGCGATCTGAATCTTCGCCAAGTCCTCGCTGGACATATCCGGCTTCAGTTCCACGCCCAACTTCTTTTCGACATAGTCCTTGCCCTTTGCCATGACGGCGTTGGCAACGAGGTTCAACCCGTTACCAAGGAGGGGCGTAAGGATGGCTTGTATTGCTGCTGGAATCATTTCTTCGCCCTCACAACATCATCGCCCTTGGTCACGGTCACATGGTCGCCCTCGACATCAACCCGCATGGGCTGTTCCTTACGGTCGAGTTTGTCCAACTTGCCGATGAGTTCCTTGATGACCGCAAACTCCGGCTTCTCTTCCTTGACCGTAGCACCGGCAATGCCGTTGAGCATGGAGATGAGCGCGGTCAGCGAGGCACCCAACAGGCCCATCACCGCAGCAATCTTGTCGGCCTCCAGCGCAAGGCTGGACAGTACGCCGATGATGACAATGACCGTGATGTACTTGAGGCCATCCTTGCCGATGGCCTTGCCTGCCACATCCTTTGCGGTGCTGTTGGCCTCAAGCCGTCTCATCTCGGCTTCGATTTGAACCTTCAGCAAGTCAATATCTTCACTCATTTGATGGACTCCAAGAACATCATCGTCACCGTGCCAAACGCGGTAAGCAGGATAAGGATGATTGTCCCGCCAACCCGCATCAGAAGGTTCTCCAGACGCTTTAGCCGCGCATGGATGGCTTCGTAGCGCACCGCGCACACATCGATGTGACTTGTCACAGTCACCTCAAGGTCTTGTACTGTGGTCACGGCTCCCCGTCCTTCACTACCTGCGGCTCTGCCTGCTCCTTGATTTTGACTACAAGGGGCCACGCACCCGAAGAGGTGGGCAGTTGACCCAGCACTTGCAGGATGGCGTTGACCTCTTCCGTGGTCAGCGTGAGGTTAATCACGACGACACCCACGGCAGCGGCGGGTTAACAATCGGTGGGTTCTTCTGGGCCTCAATCTGGCCCTCCACCGCAGCCTCTGTAGCCGTCTTGTCCACGCCGTTGGCCCAGACCCAGCCAAGTACTTGGTCGAGCGTGAGGTCAGCGTAGGGGGTGAAGGACTTGTCCTTCTGAAACGGCACGGAGCAGGTTGAGTAGACGCTTCCGTTGTAGTTTCCGTCCACGCCGTTGCAAGACCAATGAACGATGAAAACGACATCGGTATCGCCGTCCTCCTGCGGGAGGCAGTCGAGGACAGAGATGTTCCAAGTGATTACAGTAGCCATTATTTGCTCTCCAGTTGTGCGACACGCGCAGTAAGTTCTTGGATGGCTTTGACCAGAACAGGAATCAAGTCCTGCCGCACGGACTTGTACGGCTCCTCGCCTTCCGGTGCCGGGTCTTTCCACTCATCAATCAGGTCAGGGAATACCTGCTCAAACTCTTGAGCGATGAAGCCACGGTCGCCCTTGATATCCTTGCCTTTGCCCGCCTTCCAATCAAACTTGCGCGGCTTGAGCGCCATGACGGCGTTGAGGCCAACATCAATATCTTGGACGTTTTCCTTAAACCGCTGGTCAGAGATAGCGCTGATGGTAGTAGTAGTGGCAAATACGGTGCCTGCGTAATCGACGTAAAAACGGTATGCGGCGGCGGAAGTGGAGTAAACCTCGTATGTTGAATAGGAAGATGTGGAGTTATTGCCTACCGACCTAACCGATGGAACTGCTGCAATTGGGAAAACAGATTTGAAACCTTCACCAGCAGTTGCACTGGTGTTCGTCGTCCCAACCAGCAAATCCCCCCCGCTCGTGATGCGGGCGCGTTCGGTGTTGTTGGTGGCAAATCGCAAATAACCGTTATCGCTATTCCAGATGCTCATATCCGGCGGAATATGCGAAACATACCCTCTGCCTGTGCCGCCAGTTTTAAATCCTAAAAACGCTTGGTCTGACCCATTGACTTCAATAAGCCCACGGCCTGAACTGCCGTATGTTGCGCTAGTGGTACCAACCAGCAAATTCCCACTCGCATCCAGCGTCATCGCCTGCGTGAACGAGATGGTGTTGCCTGCGGTGCCGGAGGCTGCTGTTAGCCATTGGTGCTGTCCGCTCTGCTGGCTATACAGCGTTGCAAAGCCGTTGTTTAGGTATTTATCTGAACCGTCGTACTTCCAGTTTGAAGCCAGCCAAAAACGATTGGAGCCGGTTTCAGATACCCAAGCAGAGGCTTGACCGTTTTGAATGGATTTTCCAAGCGTGTTGTTCGTCGGCGTTACGCCCAGACCGAGGTTGCCGGAGGAGTCGAGGCGCATTTTTTCAGTTGGATTTGCGTCTCCCGTTCTTGTAGAAAATGCTACACCAGCACTTAATACATTTGCTCCATCTGGAAACGCAGTTATATACGCAGAATCTTTAATAACTCCAACTGTGTCAGCAAGACGAAATGTTATGCCAACAGTTTTTGTCGTATTGTTTGCGGAAGAATTGTTTGTAAACCCAGCGGCTGATAAAGCCGTGGTTGATGTTCCCGTTACATCCAACTTATACGCAGGCGAACTCGTCCCGATGCCCAACCCCGTGGAGGTGAGGCGCATTTGTTCGGAGGCGTTGACATTAAATTGGATTGGTCGGTTGCTGATGGACTCAAGAATCAATCCTGCGCTGTCCGACTGCTTAATTTCCGCAGCCGTGCCGCCACCAGAAGAATCATTAAGACGAATCGTTGCGTAACCACTGCGAGAAATCAGAAGCCCCGACCCTTGGTAGAAACTTGGCGAGCCTCCAATACCAAGATTCGTCCCATCAAAGGTCAGCGCACTACCACTCGTCGCCACCTTGCTGCCGTTCAAGTACAACACGCCGTTGGCGGTGCCGCCGTTGAGCGTGAGGTTGCCGGAGAGGGTCTGCGTAGATCCCGTGAGCGTAGTGATGTTGGCTGAGGCAATGCTCAGATTGCTGATGACAAGGCTGGTCAGCGTCAGATTGGTGATGCTGGCAGAGGTCGCTGACAAGTGCGTGATGGTCGCAGAGTTAGAAGCAAAATCTGCAATGTAGTTGATCCCGTTGACGATATCCGTGCCGTTTGAGACAAGGACCATCTTCTTGCCAGTCGGTACCGATACACCCGTCTGACCCGACACCTTCACCGTTACAGCGCCGGTCGAGTTGTTGAAGATGAAGTAGAGTTTCTTGTTGGCAGGGACGATCAGGTTGGTGCTTGCACCGCCAGTCCCGGTCAACTCGATGTACATGTTCCGGGCAACGCCCGAAGAGCCATTTGGGATGGTGATCGTGGTGTCAGTGCCGGTTGCAACCGCCTGAGTCACATAGCCCGAGATGGACTGCTCGATAAGAGTACCGAGGTTCGTGTTGGTAGTGGTGCCCCAGACACCGGCCTGTTCGCCAGTACCGATGAGTTCAAGGGCCAGATTAGTTGAATACGTGCTCATATCTAATTACCTCACGCCGCGATCTGTGTCCAATTGGGGTTCTGCGACGTATTAATTCCTGTCCAACTCGGACTTTGTGTTGTTCCTATTCCCGTCCAATTCGGGTCTTGATTGGTGTCGATAATTCCCCAGACGTTGACGGAGCCAACCGCCCCGGTGGCCAACACCCCAGAGACTACAACATTTGACCCTGCAGATACAGAGACAGTTCCTACCGCCCCGGCAGCCGAGACCCCCGTGACGAACACCGTTATCTCAAGCAGGATATTGACCGTGCCGAGCGCCGTGGTGCCCTGTACGCCCGTGACCGAGAGGACTTGGTCCGTGACGACAGATACTGTCCCCACCGCTCCCGTAGCCACAACGCCCGTCACAGCCGCCACAGCAGCCGCTGCAACGATTACATCGCCAAGCTCACCCGTCCCGGCAAGCCCCGTAACAACCGCCGTAGCCGACGCTGCGACCGTAGCGGTACCAACCTGCCCTGTCCCGGCAACGCCGGTAACAGCAAGAACTTGGTCTGTCTTGACGAAGATGGTGCCCGTCTCGCCCGTCCCAGCAACCCCGGTAACCAGAGCCACCGCCGCTGCAGCCACCACAACATCGCCAAGCTCACCCGTCCCAGCAAGTCCCGTAACCGGGATGACTTGGTCTGTGACGACAAAGACAGTACCCGTCTGACCCGTAGCCTCAACGCCGTTTAGGACGACATTGGCGATACCAGAGACTACGACCGTCCCTACGGCACCTGAAGCCGAGACCCCGGTGACGGGGATGAGCGTAGACGCAGCAACGCTTACCGTGCCGACAAAACCTGTCGCGGTAAGATTACCAACACCCTCGCCCCAGCCTTGTTCGCCCCAGCCTACGCCAGAGGCGTTCCAACCGTCAAAGGCGACAATTACGCCTGCCACGGTCCTTTGCCTAACTTAATCAGGCGATACGAAGGATAGCAGTCGTCGAGGTCGCAGCCGGGAACTGGATGGTGAAGTTGCCCGCCGTCGAGGTCTTATCCCCGCCGAACGCCAGCACCGCAACAGTCTTGTTCGACTGAGTCGCGTTGTAGATCAACGCACCGTTTGAGGTGATGGTCGCGCTACTAAAAGTGACATCGTCGAAGTCAAGCCACGCGGTCGTGCTCGTGAAGGTCGGAGCCTGCGAGATCGTAAGCGTCAACCCCCCCGCCGTGTAGTTCGTGCCAGACGAGGAGACTTCGTTGGAAGTCGTATACGCCGTGGTCGAAGCATCGAGCGTGGCCGATGAGGTGTAAAGCGCGATCTTGAAGACATCCGCAGCACCCGAAGCACGGGTAGGCGCGGTACCAAAGTTGTGTGTCGCCGTCAAGATTTCAGTCTTGAAGGAAGTCGTCATAGCCTGAGTAATCGGCATCTCAATCTCCTAAACGCGAAGCCGCGTCACTAAAACCGTTTTTGTTCAAATACCGTCGCACATTCATCCGCTCGGACTCCTGCGCTTCTTGCAGGTACTTCACTAGTACCCGGTTCAGTTCTTCCTTCGTCTGTACGCGAAGGATGCGGGTTGTCGCCCGTTCAGCAATCTCTTCTGGGGTATAGCCCCGGTTCTCTGTCGTCTGGACAAAGACCTGACCAAGTTCCGTGTGTCCGTCCATCAAGTCACCTGTACCCGAGCCTGACCAGAACGATACGCATCCTGACGGTCCAGACCATCGCCCAGACGCTTGAGAAGCCCAAGGGCTTCCTGATACTTGGCATCGTAATTCTGCATCATATCACCCTCACCCTTGAGGTAGGTGTACGCCTCACGGAGCGAACCGTAGAGCAGTACCGTCTCGAAGTTCTCCCCAAGCCACGAGGTAGAGTTCGTGACGATGGAGGGCGGGTAGTAGAAGTAGTGCAGTTCTGCTGTGTAGTTGACGTTTGGGGTCGGCCCCAACAACATGGTCGCATTATCGAAAATGGCGTAGTAGGCAGGCTTACCTGTGCTGTTGGGCGGCGGATACGCAGCCCGGATGTAGTTCACATCTTTGTTCAGCAGGTACTCGTACTCGCCCGTAGTCGGGTCGATGACCGCCAAGGAGAACGTCGAGAGCCAATCCGAGGGCAGCGAGAAGTACTGAAAATTCTGCGTCATCGTGCCCGTGGCGTTCTTGCGAAGCGCCGGTATCTGCACAGAGTTGTAGATGCGCTCCTCAGCCAACTGCACAAACGTCGGGATATTGGCCACGAAGCTCTGCTCCGTGGACTCGCAGTAATCCTGAAGCAGCGTGGATAGCTGAGCGTAGTTCATCGTTACGGAGACCAGCCCGTCCGGACCTTACCGTTGAAGTCCAAGTTGATCTGCGAGACGAACTTAGTACCCTTCGTTGCGGCACCGGCACCTTTCATCTTCATGTGGGTGACGCCCTTGTTCACATCCTTTTCAGGATAGCCATTGCGACCCGTCGAGTCAGTGTTCGGCTTGATCTTGCTCATGTCCTTCATGTCACTTACCTCGGGCCAGATGAGCCGCGCACGGGGCTGCGCTGATTCATGACCTTAGCCATGCCGCGACCGTACTGCTTCATTTCGCTGTTGGTCTTGCCACCAGCACGCATCTTCTTCGTACCATGCATGGCACGCTCGTGCTTACCGACTTCTTCCTTTGCGACCTTACGCATACCGTTCTTCATCTCAATCTCCTAAGTCGTTACGACCGTTACAG